AGGTGCGCCAAAGAAATCAGAGGAAGAAAAAGCACCGAAAACACTACAAAACGAAAAATCTTTAGACAACCAAGTTCAGGGAGGCTCTAATAATGAATAATATTAAAGAGTTCCCAGTTTACATTTATGGAAAATTAGAAAAGTTCTCTGACACTATTTCAAAAGCTCGTTGTAGGATTTTTTATACAGGCCTAAATAGAAACGGCAGTTATATTACCGAGGAATTTGCCGAGTCCTTACTCAAAACGATTCCTTATGCGCCGGTCAAGGGCATTTACGCTGGGGATGATTATACAGACCATGGCGTAGTTCGTGACCAAGGGCGCATCTATGGCATTGTTCCAGAGAATCCAAACTTAGCTTGGGAAACGGTTGTTGACCCAGATGGCGAGCTTCGTAAATATGCTACTGTAGATGTATTAATCTACACTAGTCTTTATGAGGAGGCCAATGAAATAGTAGGCAAGAGCCAATCTATGGAACTATTCCCTCCTTCTATAAAAGGTGAGTGGGAATTTATACAAGGGCGCAGAGTCTTTAAGTATAGTGAAGGTAGTTTCTTAGGGCTACAAGTCTTAGGAGATGGAGTTGAGCCTTGTTTTGAAGGTGCTGCGTTTTTCTCTCTTTATGAGTCTTTATATCAGAAATATCAAGACTTCTTAGAGGGACAAGAGAATAAAGGAGGACAGCAAGAAATGAACTTTAAACTTTCTGATTCTCAGAAGCATGAACTACTGTGGACTGCTCTAAATCCAAACTACACAGAAGAGGCTGGATTTGTTTGCGAGTATGCTATTTGTGATGTTTTTGATGAATATGCGCTGTGCTATAAGTATGAAGATGGCTGTTATGAAAGAGTTTATTACACCAAGGATAATGAAGCTGATACTGTCACCATTGGTGAAAAGGTAAAGGTATTCATCCTTGATATTACTGAATCTGAAAAACAGTCCCTAGATACTATTCGGGCGCTGAATAATGATACTTATGAGAAAATTGATGAAGTTTTCTCCAAAAATTCCGAATTTGAACAGAAAATTGAAGAGCAGGTAGAAACTATCTCTACTTTAACTTCAGAAAAGGAACAGTTTTCCGCTGACTTAGATGCGGCCAAAGCTCAGATTGAAACTCTGACCGCTGAAAATGCTGCTCTAATCGAATTTAAAGAAGCGGCTGAATTAGCTGAAAAGGAACAAGTTATTGATTCTTATTCTAAACTGCTACCAGAAGAAATTTTATCTGTTTATCGGAATGAAAAGATTGCAGAATTTACTGCTACAGAATTAGATAAAGAATTAGCTTACGAACTTAAGAAGACTAATTTCTCTGCTTTCTCTAATAATGGAGAAGGATTAATTCCTAAGGATGTTCCTCTTCAAGGAATTGAAGGTATTTTATCTAAGTATAAGAAATAAATAATGGAGGCACATTAAAATGGCTGGTAATATTACAAGCATGGTCATCGACGGTTATGGCCAGCTCGAACTAAATCAGGTTGCCTTTCGTAGAGATGGTAGAATCGAAGCTCAGTGCAAACTAGATGAAACTGACTTTGCTTCTATTCCTTGCGAAAATGGCATGATTCTTGCCGTGGATAATGTTAACAAAGTTGTTAAATTACCTGCGTCTGGTACCGAGGACTATCCACTAGCTCTCGTGTACACAACCGAACATATGTATGATGAAAGAGCCAATGCTCTAAAGGATTTCAAGCTAACCATTAATGATGGTTTCTATCCAAGACTAGGCTATTTATCTATTGGCGACAAGTTCATGACGAACACAATCGCTTATGATGATTCCGAATTTGCTGCTACACAGACTAAAACTGTAGAAGAAGTTATCGCTGAAGCTTATGAAGATATTGCTACAACTCCTCTCTATGGCTCTGTAGATGCATCCGGTGTTATCGCAATTTCCGCTACTAAACCACAATCTGGCGTTACCCTACTTGCTATCAATGGCCCTGGCGTTCCAACCATGCCTGATGGACAGTTTGGTATGAAGTTCCAGGTAATCGGACTATAATAAGAGGAGGTAAACAGCTATGACTATTAATGAATTAAAAGAACTAGCACTACATGCTGCTAAAGGCACAGCTCCTGCTACCTTCTCCGTAGAAAACGTCAACGACGCTTTCCTAGACGGTCTGAAGGAATTAGCTGGCAATTATTATGAATTTATGCAGAATCGGTATGCTGTATATCAAATTCTAACCGAAACTGTTGATGAAGTCGTTCCCGCAAGAGTAGTTGATGCTCTAGGTATCTTTGCTGAAGTTCGGACCGCAGCTGACGGCGAACAGGTTGTTTTCAAGAGAAGACTAGGCAAACAGCGGGCTAAGAAATTCCTAACTAGAGTAGGTTTATCTGGTGTTTATGAAACATTCAGACTAGACAATGAATCCTTCACAGTTCCTGCTTTCGCTATCGGCGGCGCTTGCATGATTGATTATGACAGAATGCTTGATGGTGCTGAAAATATGGCAGAACTAATGGATATTATGACTGAAGGTCTAACCGATGCTATCTATCTTGAAGTACAGAAAGCTCTAGCTAGCGCAGTTAATGCGGCTGGTAGACCTGCAGCTAACAAGGTTGTTGGTAACTGGGACCCCGATCAGATGGTAAGACTCTGCAACGTAGTTAAAGCTTATGGCGGCGGCGCTACTATTTTTGCTCCACCAGAGTTTGTTGCGGCAATGGGTCCAGATGCTATTGTTCCTGTTGGCACTAACTATCAGGGTATCTATCATCCACAGGATATTGATGCTATCCACTATCAGGGTTACATCAACATCTTCCGTGGCACACCTATCGTTCAGTTTAGACAGTCCTTCGTAGACGAAAACAATGATAAGGTTTGGATTGATCCTCAGCTAGCTTATGTACTACCAACTGGTGGTGAAAGAGTGGTTAAGGTTGTTCTGGAAGGTCCAACCAGAGTAATGGATTGGCAGAACAAAGACCGGTCTATGGAAATCCACTTCGACAAGAAAGTTGGTACTGCTATTCTAGCACACCACAACTGGGGTGTATATCAGAACACTGCTATTACAACTCCACAGATGGGTAATCCCTACGGTATCTAATTAAATGTTAAAGACAAAGGGGGAGTTCTCTCCCCCTTTTGTTAAATTTTGAGTGAAAAGGAGTAAGATAATGGAAAATAAGCAAGTTTTTTTAACAAGTACCTCAAAAGGTTATGTTGTAATTAATGTTCCAGATTTACACTTAAAGAGAATCTGGGAAAGAAAGGGCGCTAAGAAGCCTATCGCTTTTGACGTGCTACAGCAAGCAATTTACGATCCAGGTGTTGAGTATCTACTTACTCAGGGTATTTTACTTATTGATGATTTAGATGTTAAGATTGCTCTTGGTTTAGAAGAACCAGAAGTAAAAGAAACAAAGCAGCCTGCTATCGTGGCTCTAACTGATTCTGAAATGGAACGGTATATGACAGTTATGCCTGTTTTCGAATTTAGAGAAAAGGTTAAGGAGCTAAAAAAAGAACAAATTTTTGCCTTAGTTGATTATGCTATTGAGCATGAATTAACTTCTATGGAAAAGAGTGATATTCTGAAAGGATATACTGAAATTGATATTATTAAAGCTGTGCAGTTGAATAGAGATAATAAAGAGGAGGAATGATAAATGACCTCCTATTGGAAAGTTTATGATGCTTTTTTGAGCAAGACCCTTGAGGACGAATGGGGCGATTGGGCTGAAGAAGATGTTGAAACTGATCTTCGGCAGCTATTAGAAGGCGCCATCGCGCATTTTAAGTTTCCTCGGGTTTCCCTTGAAAGAGATGATGAAGGCTTCTTTAATGATTTAGGCTCTGAAGAAATACAAATTTTAGCTACATATATGAAATGTGAGTGGCTTGACCGCTCAATTATGACTTGGGAAAATGTTAAGCCTCTGTATGAGGAAAGAGATTTTTCTCAGGCAAATTTATTGGATAAGTTAAAGAGTACTTTGGAGTCAGAACGCACTCATGCGGCCAGGCTCGAAGGTTATTATTATAGAGCGATTAAGGGGAGAAGTTATTCTTATAGCAATTTAGCGGGAGGAAATTGATATGGCAATGGATCCTGTTAAAGAAGGTTATTATAATAAGTTGAAGAATAAACTTTTCGGTTTGCTTTGTGAGTTTGAGAAGGGTAGAGAATGGGAGAAATTTTTGGATTCGATTTTAATTGAATTTGAAGGTTTTTCAGACGATGAGAAAACGATTAACTACTATATTCTTTATCACAAATTAGCATCCCTGCGCTATCTACGGTATGAATACTTTCGAACCACAATCTTTGACTGCATGGACTTATTAGGGAAGGGTGATGTTAATGGGTAACTCTTCAGATTATTATAATGTTTATCTATCAAGATTGAATAGATATGGTTTTAATTATCAAGAAAGAACTCAAAAGAAAAGAGAAAGAGAATTTGAAGATTATATGCTAAAAAGCGTATATCTGATTGATTTTGAATATGATGGAGAAATACATCCTGGAACTTTTGAGAAATACAAGTATGATGAAACTAAAACCTTACATTATCTTTTGACGAGAGTTAATGTAGATATGCCCAATGGCACTATTTTAATGTTGCCTGATAAAGATAATGATTTATGTCCGTGGATGGTTTATTATTTAGAGCATATTAAAGCGAGCGGATATAATAGATATATTATGCTGAGAATGACTCATTATCTTACTTGGACAGCGCGCGACCAAAAAGAATATCATTCATTTGCTTATATGTATGGGCAAGAGAATAATATGTTAAAAGATGAGTTGCAGTCGCGCTCTCGGTCCGATGCTCGATATACAGAAAATTTGAAGTCAAGCTTTTTAATTCTTCCTATTAATGAGCATATTCGGAAAGATGATTATATAGAAATATCTCTCAATAATATTAAAGAGGGATATAGAGTTACTGGTTATGATATTCAATCTACTCCTGGAGTAGAATTTGTAACGGTTGACCCAGTTTATCTTTACGATTTAACTCCTCCTCCAGAAAAACAACCTGGTGATGCTGATGAAGATTTCTATTGGCTTGAAGGAGGTAATTAATGGGAGTTAGAAATTGCGCAGAAGTAGGTGAAAATTTACAAAAGATTGTTAGTCGTTTAATGGCGAATGATAATTTAGTAAATCTTCTTTATTATACGGATAAAGATCCGCTCTCCAAGACTCCTCTAACTGAGCAGCAAAAGAAAGAAGAAGTTTTTGAGAAATTGATTAAGGTGGTTCCTCGAGTTGGACCGAAGGAATTGGCTACTTCTTTGATTATTATTCGAGTCGCGCGTGGTACAAACAATTTGGAAAATACGGAGTTTCGTGATATTTTAATTGAAGTAGAAACTTTTGTTCCTATAACACAATGGATGATTAAGAATAGTAATCTGCGGCCTTTTGCTATTATGGGTGAGGTTCAAAAAAGCTTGAATAATAAAACTATAAATGGATTAGGTAGAATGACTGGTGGAAATTTTGAATTGAATTTTTTGTCAGAGGAAATGACCTGCTATGTTCAGCAGTTTAGATTAACTGCTTATGATTAGTAAAGAAAGAGCTTTTCTGGGATACCCTGAAGATTTCCACAAAAAGTTTTTAATCTATCCGCCATTGGTTAAAGATATAGTTGGTAATCCTAAATTTCCTCAGCACCATCAGATGTTGACTATTTCTCAAGAGGACTTAGAGGATGAACTGGCTAAAGATGAAACAAAACAATATGATGCTATTCCAACACCTTTTGAATTTATATTAGCTAATAGTTATCATGATAAAGAATTTGAACAAATTGCAAAAGAAGCTTTTTATTTTTATATTCATCAAGATGTGACTTTTTTATATGAACAAAAAAAGATATTGGTTGGTGATATAGAAGAAGAAGTGCAACGAGTTAGTGATTTATCTCAATTAGTTTTTTTAGAAGAAGAAGAATTTTTTGATTTTCAGAATATGGTAAGAGCAATGACTGGAGAGGATCCAGTTGAGCCGCCAGACCCTAATGAACACCCTAAAATAAAGAGGATGAAAGCACTTGCGCGATATCGTGATAGAGTAAAGGCAAAGTCTGGAAAAGGATTAAATTTGGATACTCTTCTTTCTTCAATTTGCTGTATGGGTATTGGAATAACTCCACTTAATATTGGAGAGATAAGTTATGTCGCGGTGAACACTATTATCAGACGCTTTCAAGAGAAAGAGAAATATGAAATAGATGTTCGTAGTTTACAAGCCGGGGCAGATTCAAAAAAAATAAAACCGAAATACTGGATTAGAAATCTAGATTAATAGGAGGAAGACCATAAATGAATATTCTAGACCGTTATGGTATTAAAGAAGTTGCTGACGTAACTTTTTACGATTTAAATGCTGATGGTACTCCTAAGGTACCTGTTCTATATCTGGATACCTTGAAGGTTTCCACAATTGAACAGACAGCTGAAGAAACTGATGCTCGTGGCGGCAAAGGTAATGCGGCACTGATTTCTTGGGACTATGGTAAGGAAATTACTGTTACTCTAGAAGATGCTCTATTCTCTGCTAAGTCCATGGCTATTATGTTTGGTAATGGTACAGTATCTACTTATACTGGTAATAATGCTTTTATCATGAAAACTGAACAGTTTAAACCTACTGCTTTAAGTGGCTCCTCTTTACCAGAAGCAGCTTCTGCTATTGGTGATGCTACTACAGTTAGTGGTTGGAATCAGGCGTTTATTGCTCCTAATGGCGCGAGATATATCAAGACAAATCCAAAGTTCTTTACTGCTACTGGCTCAGTTGTAGATGCTACTGCTTGGGGCACTGCTGTAACTAATGGTGACTCTTTATTCTGCTCTTTCGACCTTCAGGTTGCTGGTGCGGTAATCGAAATTTCTGCTAATAGCTTCCCAGGTACTTATTATGTAACTGGTGATACCTATGCTAGAGCTGAAACAACTGGTAAGGATGAATTCTTCCAGTTCATTATTCCAAAGGCTAAGGTTCAGTCTGAAAAC